TAAACCCCTCCATCTCAGTCTGGAATGACAGCATGCGACGGCGGTAGCGATTAGCGGCAGCCATATACATACCTTCACGCCAGGCGTGGTTACGGTCAGAGCATCCAAACAACTGACGTTTTGCAACAGTAGATTCCGTTGATCCAGGCAGCGCTGCACGTACCTGCTTTGGCTGAAACGTACCGTTGTCCCAATACTCGATATCTACAGCATCAGCCGTCTCTTCATTCGGGAATAGATACGAAAGCTTGAATGTGTTTTTGACAATGTTGCGCATGGTGAACATGGCAACCGGCGTCACTTCCGCACTATCGCGAGAAATATAGACCGCACCGCCCTGGATATAAGGTAATGCCCTACCGCAACGTGCAATTTGAGATAAAGATTCCCAGCATGGTTGCTGAGCGTCATAGATCGCATCAAAATTATCACCGCGGCTTGCCAGTGTAGTTGCCAATGAAAGCAGGCCATCTGGATCGATACGGGTGCTTGATAGCTGCATGCCATAGCTGGCCGTGCAAATATCAGCGATTGCCCACGCCGGGTTTCTGGTCGCAACGGCACTGCTCCAGGTAGTACCATTCCATGTTGGTAGTTTACGTGTAGAAACCACATTGATACGTCGACTGGACTGTGCGCTCAATTGGTTAGAGGCCCGCATTTTCAATGCCAGGACAGTAATGTTTCCATAATTTTGAGAACCCGGCATGTAAGAACGTAATCCAGCCCAGGCAATATCATTACCGGTACGGGTGTCTGTATCCTTTACACTGGTGCGCGCAAAACGCGCCTCATATCGAGCAGAGGCGACAGACGACCTATAAGAAATCCTCTGCGGTGTCGTAGTGGCCTTTGAAATAGCGTCGCCTACTACAGTCGTCCAGCTACCGACCGGAGTACCAAGATCATCTACTTCCCGTACCTGCGCAACAAAATCAATAGTACGCGCATCAAGCCCACCATTATCATTTGCATAGTAAAGGCCGCGTGGCAGCACAATATCAAATCCAATTGCATTGGCATAAGTGCCAGCCGTATTTGCAACAAATGGGCCAATAACATCGCCAATCGCTACGTTTCCTGATGTTGTCGCAGATGCAGCAGCCACTGTGAAAGTATTTGCTGTTGGAGTAGATGCAATGGTATAAAATCCTTCAGGTGCAGTGCCACTGGTAAATTTTAAGTACTTGACCTGACCAACGACAAAACCATGGTCATTGCGCGTCACAGTTATCACCGTCAGGGTCTGTGAATACGTTCCAGACACACAACCACCTTCTTGGCCAGTCACCTCGACAGAGTTGATGACATTGGAGGGATAGAGCGTAACACTCTGGTTATAGCAGATCTGGTACTGAATCTCTTCAAAAGCACCAGCTGCATCATAAATGCCACCATCCTCGATAGCAGATGACTCAATGACCGTATCTTCTAGCCTGATCTGCTCGATATCGTACTCGCCCTGCCCGACTACAAAAAGCTGGTACAAATACTGCTCATTACCGGCATACTCGGTGTATGGCTGCGCGCCAAAATCAGGATAGATCATGTTGCGACCATACATGACCGGAATAGGCTGGCCGATACGCGCCTGGTTACCCTGCCCTGCAAGATTGTAGGTAGGAGATGCCGCCTGCAGCGATTTCATCGACCGCTGTGATGCGGACGGACTTGGATCCGGTATCAGCGCATTAACCATCATCTTAAGGCCAAAGCCCACAGCAGCGCCGATGAACTCACCCATTGCAAATGTACTGCCAAATGCGCCTAATCCAACCCCTGCCTGCATAAGTCCTTGAGCAAACGCCTGTCCAATCCCTGGCGCTACGTATGCAATTGCAATCGCCAGGATAATCTTCAGCGGATTTGAACCACCGCCACCGCCTTGCGGTAGCGTGATGAAAGCCAGCGTGTCGCCATCTTTAAGCGAGCGATGCCAACCTTTGTTTTTACGCAATAATGGCGCGCCATTTAACAGGCAGATAAAGGGCTGCTCGGTTTTAGGTGCCAGCTTATCAATACGGCGGCGGCGGCGAATCTGCACCACTTTTCGATTTCGTGAAGGCCGGAACGGATTATGCGCATAGACAACGGTAGCCAGCATTATTTCACCGCCCGATAATATCCGGTCACGTTATAGGGGAACCCCTTCAAAGCACGCAGGCTGCTGAATACAACTCCGGTACCGCGTACACAATGCAGAACGCCATCATTAACCCAGACTCCGACATGTGTAGGCTGTCTTGATTGTGACATCAGCACAGCATCACCATCGGCCGGAAGCTGTATTTCAATCCAGTTATCACGCTCATCATGCTCAGTAAAAGCACGCACACAGGCCATAGTATTGAAACTATCAACATCAATAGCAGGAACATCACGCTGAAACTTTTCACGCTGTACACGCCGAAAAAACGCCCAGCAGTCATGCTCGCCATGTATCCAGGGATGACCGAGATATTCACGAATCCACATCATATTGTCAGCAGCCCAGGGAAACGCGTGAGATCGTAAACGTCACGCGGGAAAGGTTTATTTGCAAAGTCACCAAAACCGCAGCGCGCGGTGATACTGAAAATATCAGCCTCAACATCACGCACAACCATCGTGAGTGGAGGATCCATTTGCGGGCTGGATAAATCGCTTGCCAAGTATGGACGATAAGTAACTTCAATCAGATCGGATGAATTGGCAGCCTGGTCCATGTACATCAGCACCTCACGGCTGACGTTATCAATCGTGATAAGCAGTTCTGGGCTAGGGCCAGTAGTTACATCCGGCAACTCAAGATCAAAAGCAAAGCCAACGAAAGTGACTGCCGTAGATGGATCAAGCGGAGCAGAAGCCTCCAGTGTTGCCGTAATATCCTGCTTATCACGTACCACGCGCAATGGTGTTGTAAATGATGGATGACGGAACTCAAGTGTATGAATGACCACTTCACCAGCTGGAGCGCTTGCATAAGCTTCCGCTATTGCTGCAGATAAACTAGGATCAGGCACCGCGCACCTCTACCTTTGCTGTTACCTGCCAGTTTGGCCCGGATAACCTTGAATATTCGTATGGCGAAATAAACCTGCATTCATAGTTAGCAATGCCGTCGCCAACATCCACATCCATAGTGAACCAGTCTGCACCACCATGAATATCTGCATTATAAAAAGACTTAAAAATAGTCATTTCTGCGGCCGTTAATGCCCAGCTCATATTCAACTGGTGAGGCGCTGCAGTAAACCTTGAGCGCTGCCGCTGTGTACCAGACTCCATTTCAGTCCGTACAAAGGTCTGAGCAGGACTGCCGCTATAACTGGATGCTTGAGGCTTAGGCAGGGTTGATGGAAAGGCCGACATTAAAAACCTCCAGAAACACGGTTTAAGCCATAACGACGTTCGAGTGTTGGTGCAATGCCGGTACCACGAGAAATATCACGGTTCATCACGCCATACAGTTGCTCAACGATGACTTTAATATTCATGCTGCCATCCGCTCCTTGCTCCTGCTGCACGCTGGCTTTAGTACCAGCGGCCTCAAACACATTGACCGTGACATTATTGCCGCCGCCTGAAACACCAAGCTTGCCATCGCTGCCACGTGACAATGGGAGAATGGCTTCCGGGCCTGCCTCACCCATCAGACCGGTACCTTTTGCAAACGGGAAAATAGTAGGACTACTTACGATACTGCCTGAATAGGCTGAAATGCCAGCGCCGGAATAAACACCGCCATCGGCATTGGCAACCATGCCACCCAGCCAATCAGACAATGGGTTAATGACCAGGCTATCCAGTCCTTTCATAAGCGGATCCGTGATAAACCTGCGTGCGAGCATCCGCTCTATATCCTGAGCCAAACCTTGCAATACACTTGAAAAATTCTCACCACCAGCGATCGCATCTTCAAACGCGCTACTGAAAGTGGCGCCAAGGTCTTTCATAAAACCTTTAGAGCTACTTGCGCTATCAGCAATCGATCTCTGCGCAGCTGAATATCGATCCTCTTCTGCCTGTAGCAGCAAATCTATATCATCCTGCTCACCTTCCATTATTGAGATTCGGCTCACTCGACGATCATGCTCGACTTTCAGCTGCGCCTCAGCGCGCTCTTTATCGTCCTTAATCAACGCAATATTCATATCTTCAGTTTCCTGAAGGATCGCATCATAAGCATCTGAAATTGTTTTTGATTGTGCTGCAGCGGCCTGCTCGTATTGCAACGTCAGTTCCATCATTGAGTTTGTACGCTCAAGCTCAATCGCAAAATCCTCACTGGCTTTTGTCTGATCGATAATTCCTTGCAGGTATGTCTTAACACCTGCATCCAATGCAGTGTAAGCATCAAGTTGATCTTGAAGTTTTTCCGAAACAGACTGAGCCGGAGCTTCCAGCTGCTGAAATGACTGCATCAGACTGGCAACATCTTGTGCGTATTCTTTAGCGTATGGATTATCTAATGATTTTTTTGAAGATCTAGTATCAGGATTGATGATTGATTCAACCGTATCATTCTTTCCTTTACTATCTTGACTAAGCTTAGGCTGATCAATACCAAGTTCTTTTTTTAGGTTATTAGCTTCTTTTGCCAAATACTGGATATCAAGCTCTATTTTTTTACGATCAATAAAACTAAGAGGTGCAGAGCCATTGATATCATTTCTAAGCTTTGTAGCTAACTCAGTAATTTCATTTGGTATTGCTTTAGTAGCTCGATTTAATTTTGCTTCATAATCGCTGCCAAAAAGAACATTTTTACCTATCGTCCCAATCCCCATAAAGAATGACTTCATCAAACCGCCTTCTTTATAGGCTTCACTCATTGCCTTAGTTATTTCATTAAGCAATGGCAATACATCCGCTGCCAATTTAGTTCCAAATCCACCAGCAGCTACCTTTAATGCATCGAACTGGTCATTCAAAGCTTGAGCCTGGATAACGCTCTCTTCAGTTACCCCAGAATATTCTTTACCATGTTCAATCTGTGCTCTAAGAGCATCACCACCTTGCAACAAAGCTGGTAAAAGCTCCTGGTAACTTTTACCTAATACCTTGTTAGCAAGCGCAGCACGCTGTTGTGGATCTTCAATATTTGAAATTACATTTGATAGCTGTATAAATGCTTCAGCAGGATCTTTGGCAGTAATGCCAAGTTTGGCAGCAGCTTCGCCATTTTCCGCCATGTAAATAGATAACTTATTAAGGCCTTTTCCAAGTGCCTCGAGTGAAGTATCAGACTGTGCTGCAACGAGTTGAAATCCGGAAAGTGTAGAGGCTGCCACGCCGGTGCGGTCGCTTAGGTCGCCCAGCATATCCAGAGTATCAATGCCGCCTTTAAGAAAAGCGGTAAAAGTAGCTGCACCAAGCAATGGCGCAAGCCTGCCTATAACGCCATTTAGTGTTGATCCAACCCCTTCAATCTGCCCAAGTCCAGACTTAACAGAGCTAAACGCAGCCCTGGTATTATCAACGGCGCTAATTATTATTTTTGGTTGGTCAGCCATTATTGACCACCCCTAACGCAGCATTTTGCATAGCAATAATGTCAGTCAACATTTCTTTTCGATTTGCTACCTCCATCATCTCCATCACAACCCCTAATGCTAATTTATCGATTGATTTGTACTTGCCTTGCGGTGTCATCTTCCAGTCGTCGCTGCAGGCACTAAACACCTGCATCGCCTCCAGATTCATATCCCACAACTCAAAGTGATCCTGAATTTCAATTTCAGGCGCCAGACCGAACGCTTTCAAAGCATCGACTGTTTCTTGCTGTTCATCTTGGCCGCCGTTTGCCCACCATCTGGCGGCGGCCTCTAGTTTTTTCTTCGCGCTCCCAGCACTTCACGAAAATATGCCTGCGTAATGTCATCACCTGCTGTGTGATAAGCCACCAGTACTTTTTTCAAGTTTTCAGCTGAATAAAGTGCAGCACTGCCATCATCAAATGCAACACCGTCCCAGCCCTGGATGATTTCTTCCAGAGCTTCATTAACTGGTCTGCCGCCGTGTTTATTTTGCCACGCCTTAAGCTCCTCTCGATCAAGGTACTTAAAAGTTACCTTTATTTCAGCGGGTTCAGCTTCGCCTGCCACATGCAAAAAAACAGGGGCAATAAATGTAGGGTTTGGAGTAATTTTCAACATGGGTTAAATACACACAATACGAAGTTCATCATTGCCGGCAACAGGAACGCAACGGACGTCATAGCCGATCAGGCGCTTACCGTTCACTTCCTGCTTACTTGGGTTTATCATCTGGAATGACGGCGCGTGGATTAACACCTTGGAGCCAGCTGCAGTACCATGCAATAGACTAAAACTATCAAGCGTGTTCGCTTTTACCGCAGCCATAAACGCCACTTCTTGTGCGGCTGTTAGATCAAGCTGCATAGATCCGGTGATTTCGCGCTGTGTAATATCAATAGTTTCACCGCCAAGCAATGGCGTGAAGTTAACAGCATTGGATACATTTAAATTTAAACCGCGTGAAGGCCATGCAGTACCACCCGTGATCGCACCAGCTGCATAAGTACCGCCAAAGGTAAGGTCGCCGGTATTGGCATCGCTCACTACTTTTGGCTGCTTCCATGCACTTAATGTTAGCGCTGGATTAGCTACCGCACTGATACCGCCATCAAGCAGGAGATATTTGAATTTAAATACGGGGCGCTCACCTACTCCAGCAGCAATCTCAACACTACCATGACCGCCTAAGCCTTTATGCAATACACCGTCGTCATACCAGTATATCGCTGTACTCTCCAATGAATCAGTTACCAGCGTATAGTCAACACGGGTAGCAGCGGTGATCGCTTCAGCAAATCCACAGGCGCGCAATGCGGGACCCCATGCAGGTGCCGTACCCAGAGTACCTGAGGCCTGTATCTCTACATCAAAACCCATTTCAACGTAACCGGTACCAACCAATTGCTCACTAGCACCGAAGTAATTTCTCACCAGGTCACGATCAACGTTCTGAGCATTTAAAGGATTAATACTTAAATTTGAAACCAGCATGGCATTTGCTGAGCCGGTTGGTACTGGATCAGTGCCATACACAGTTTCATTTTTGAGCAAGATTGCGGTTTTACGAATCAGACGATTAGCCATGATCTAGTCCTTTGATGTTGGCGCTGCAGGAGCTTCTGCCGGCGTTGTTTTTTGTGGGTCAGCTTCGTTTTTAACCAGGCTGCCATCTTCATTGCGAATATAAGAACCGCCAGCTTGCGGATCCTGTTCTTGTTCTGGTATTTGTTTTATGTCTTTAACCATTCCTAAAATCCTTTACAGTTCATCCACTGGCAATTGGTAACTCACAATAAATTCAAGATCGATCGCAACCAGGTCTGTATCTCTAGCCGACCAATCCAGCTCTTTATTACCCACCAGAATGTCGTCGCACAAACCTCCAAGGCTGGTATCAGTCATTACGCGGCTAACTACAGATTTAACAAGCGGATCCGCCAATTGATCTGGAACATCTCCACGTGCATATACTTCAACCATGACTACGGCTTGCCTTGAGTAATTACCGATCGTTGTAGACTCATTAATTCTCAGATCCCTGCCCTGCCTGACTACAATTGCCAGGCTTGAGCCTGCCGGTATTGGCCGCAATCTTGAGCGCCACACATTACCATTTGCCAGAGAAGGTGATCCCTGCAGTAAAACCTTGATTGCCTCTGTGATCGATTCAGCACGGGTATTCATTATTTTTTAAGTACCAAAGTAATACCGCCATCGCCATCAGGTTGAATGTCTGCGACTTCGTAAGCAGCACCATCAACAGAAACAGCGGCACCAACAAGTACAGCACTCACATCAGATTCACTACAATGAATTGCCGGGCTGAAGGCTGCGAATCCAGAAAAACCAGAATCCGCAACTTCATACTCGTTATCGAACATCACATCTATTTCAACGGCGTCGATCGTTGCAACGGCATCAGCTAACTTAGCCATTACCGCTGCATTCACCCGGCTTTTCAGTGCGGCAAACATTAAGCAGTCAATGTGCCTGGTACGCCTGTAAATTTCACCCAGGCAGTTGTTTCACCATTTGCACCAGCTTTGAAAGCAACAGCGGCTGCGCCGGTAATATCACCAGACGCAGGCACTGCAAGGTTGTCATCAAACTTGCCTGCTGATACATCCCAGGTTAAAGATTCACCTTGTGCAAATACGGCACCGGTGACTTTCGGCACTTCAAACACGCCATCAATCTGCACAGCACCGGTTGCACCATTAGCAATATCAGTAAGTGCAATACCAATAATCTGGCCAATTTTTACAACTGAGCCACTGGTGATATCTGCACCGGCCGTATAGTCAATCACCTTTCCAGGTTGAATTGCTTTGGTTGTCATAATGTTCTCCTAAAATATTCTGTTTAAAATAAGCCCGCTGCTAAGCAGGCTTATTTAACTAAACTACTGATTAAGCGCCTGCGTTTTTAGCAAGTGCTTTCCATGACAGCGCTTTAACACCGGCATCCATACGCACCTTGAAATCAACACCATCAACACCCCAGCCATTTTGCTGCTCAAGCATTGGGGCTTCATTACCATCCAGGTATTGAACTTCAACTGTGTCAGTGACAGATGCATTAGCTGCACCGTAGTAAGCTGTAGAGCTTGCAGCATCCAAACGCGCATCGCTGATAACTTCAAACGTACCGCGCACGCTATTTGGCGTTGTTGCATCACGAGTAGCACTGATCTCAAATTCAGAGTCACGCACCGTTTTAGCCAAGCCCTCAAGCGCAACCGGCACAATCAAGTTAGCCAAACGGATATTCAGGGTTGCATTACCATCTTTTTGCAATGCCATTTTTACGCGCAGCGCATCAACAGCTGCGGTACTTAAAGCTGCAGCTGTAGCGATGTTTGCATGGTCAGCATGGAAGAGAGTCTTACCGTCATACATGTTGTGCGCGCCGGTAAGTACTGCATACACCAGGTCACCCACTGTACGGATCGCGGCGCGGCCCATACGTTGAGGAATCTTGGTGAACGCATCAAGATCATCATTGATGATGGCCTGACGGGTAATGCTGAATAACTTGCCATAAGTGGCCAATTGCACAGTTTCACCACG